GCGTCGGGGTAGGCGGGGAACGTCACCGGGCCAACGTCGATCAGCGAGTCGATCTTGGTGACCGTGCGCACGCTGCGTCCATCCTCGACGGCCCACGAGTCACCGTCTGCCGGGACGGTGAATGAGAACGACGACCCACGCACGATGCCCGCACGGATGTTCGCGGCGAGGTCGCGACCGTAGGACGTGTCAGGCACCGGGAACTCATACCGCAGACCCACGTCGTCTACGCTCATCGACAGCGTGCCGGGGTAGCGAGCGAGCGGGTAGTTCGGGTCGTGATTCCAGAGCGCCCGCGTCTCGAGCGGACGACGACGACCGCGACGCTCGCTGACGATGCCGAACGCACCCGGGTCGATCCGCTCGATGAATGACCCTTCGAGCTCAAGCGAGTTGACGCCGAACTTCGCTGCGTAACCGACGATGTACTCGCGGTCGCTGCCGTCTTCGCTGCGGCTCTCGACCGTGAGCAGCGGCACCGCCGACTCCACGTCGTCGATCGCCAGGGCGCGTCGCTCGATGTTCATGTGATGGCTCCTTGCGTCTTCATCAGCTGCGTTCATCTGCCGCACGAGTTTCTTGCTCCACGACCAACCGTGATCGAATCCGCCCCACAAGGCTGCGGCGATCCTCCCGTTCGACGGAAACCCGGGCTCGCCCGGTCGATAGCCCTCTCCCTGCTGATCCACCTCGTGTCGGTCGAAGTACGCCTTCATTCGGCGTGCCGTCTCGGGACTGATCGTCCTGCCGTTGCTCAGGTCGCGAGCGCGAGCAACGCCGACTGCCGTGCCGCCTCGGCCGTATTCGCGTCGCCACTCAAGTCCTTTCGCTGCTTCCTCTCGCACGCCAGCGGGCGGCGTGAAGTCGATGTGGTCATACCTAGCTGCCACGCTTCCGCCTCCGCGTCTTCCGCTCCTCTGGCGGCGGCTCAGGCAGCGGGTCAATCTTCGTGAGCGTGCTCACCTTGTGACCGACCTGCGTGTCGGTGGCTCGCCACCCGCCGCTGACCTCTTCCCACACCGTGATGAGTGCAGCCGGGTCGTCCTCGCTCGCCTCGATCGCGAAGTCGGTGCCGGGCACGTCGAGACGCCCGTAGTCCATGACGTGATCGATGCGTCCACGAGCTCGCCCGCCAGCCGAGCCCCACGAGACGAAGTCGCCTTCGACGACGCTGCCGGGTTCGGCACGCTCTTCGTCGGGCGACCTCGCAGGCGTGGGATCGCTGACCGGCTCCTGCGGCGGCTGCGCCTCTTCCGCTGCCGGGACCGGCTGGCTCTCGACCACGCCCGCGAGGATCGCGTCGATCTGCGGCTGCGAGATGCTCGGGAACGCTGCGGCGATCATCGCGGCAGCGCCGTCCTTCGTGATGACGTTCGCCGTGATTTGCTGGAGGATCGCGATGAGCCCGGTGATCTGGGCACCGTTGAGCGACACGTCGGCGACCTGCGGCGCAGCGTCAGTCGGTGCAGGCTCGGGCTGCTGATCGGTGACGGTCGCGTCTGGGACCGCGTCCACGATGATCTCTTCGACGACCGGCTCCGGCGACGCCGCAGCCTTCTCTAGGGTCGTCATGTTCAGCTGCACGAACCGCACGTCACCGCCATCGACTGGGTTCATGTTCTCCCAGCTGCGGATCTCGTTGACGCTGGCGACGCCGAGGTTCCAGAGCGTGTTGTAGTACGCCGCCCGACCTGCGGCGTCCGCACGCAGCACGCCACGCGTGTCGAACTCCGCGAAGAGCGAGTCGTCGGTGATGAGATCTCGCGAGATCGCCGACTCGATGCGACGCAGCCACGGCATGAGCCCGTTCGTCAAAAAGTCGAGCGACTGCTGCTCGATGTTGCTGAACGACGAACGCGTGAGATCGCCGACCAAATGAGGCGGCACCCCATAGATTCGACAGCACTCCTCGACAGCGAAGCGGCGTACCTCCAGGTACTGCGACTCCTGCATCGTCGATCCGCCGATCTCGATCGGCTTGAGCCCACCCTGAAGAACCGCCGTGCGGTGTGCCCGCTCGGCCCCACGGTGCATCCGCTCCCAGTTGTTTCGCAGCGATTCCGCAGCCTCGGCCGACAGAGTGCTGTCGGTTGACAGCACAACGCCGGGTCGTGCTCCGTTCCCGAAGTACGCCGCACCGTGGATCTCGCACGCACGTGCCAGCCCGATCGCATCGCGGGCGAGCTCGACCGGCACCATCCCATTGACTCCGTCGTCCGACAGCCACCGCAGGTGCATGATCGCATCCTGCGAGTAGACGCTCTCGCGGCCACCATCCTCGCGATACCGATACCGAAGGCGACCATTCTCGACACGCTCGACCCGCATGCGGCTCGGGTGCAGCACGATGAGCTCGCGACTCGGACCGGCACCGCTGATTTCGCAGAACGCTTGCCCATGAGTGAGCAGGTGAAGCATCATCTGCTCACGCCACTCGTAGCTGGTCTGCCAGCCGTTCGGCGTGTCGTGTAATAGGCGGTAGAGCGGGTTCTCGCGGGCGAGTTCCTTGCCGCCGTCGGGCAGGCGGCGATAGAGGTGCAGCGGCAGTCCCGCCACGCTGGTCGCGAGCACACGCACGCACGCGAGAACGACGGTCGAACGCAGCGCCGTCTCTGGATCGACTCGCACGCCCGACGGGTTGCGATTCCCGCCGTAGCCGCCGGACTCGAAATCCCAGTGACGATCCTCGTACTCAGAGGTCGGTAGCCAGAGGATGCGGTTGGATGGTGCGATCATAGGAAGAGGATGGAGGGTTCCGCTCCTGGCTGATTCTTGATCTGGTCGGTCTCCCAGCCGCCGAGGGCGAAGATGAGAGCCACGATGCCGTCGATCCTGCCTGTACTCTTTTTCTTGACCGGACGAATGTCCTCGTATGCGTTCGTCTCAATCGTGACGCAACCGGCCATCCACGAGAGGACCGGGTTGCCGCCGTGTCGGATCTTCTGCTGCATCACGAGCGACTCGAGCCTTTTGCTCGGGCTGCTCATTCCGCGAAAACCTTGGCTCCATCCTGCCACCTGCAACCCCGCCCCTTGCAGTTCCACCGCCAACTGGACGGCCCCGTTCAAGTCCATGAACACCTTCTCGACCTGATGGGTTTTGGCGTATTCGAGGACGTGCTCGCGGATCGCCGAGTGGTCGATGATGTTCCCGTCGGTTGCCGTGATGAACCCACTATTCACCCAGTGCTGGAACGGTTGGCGGTCAGTTCGCTCCCGTTCCATGATGAGGTCGCGAGGGCTCCAGAACATCGCGTCCACCTCGAACTCGTCGCCCTCGCACGGGTACAGAGCGACCATCGCTGAGAGGTCGGTCGTCTTCGACAGGTCGAGCCCGAGGATGCACTTTCGCCCAGTGAACGGCGTCGTCGGCCCCGCCGAGCACGCGGCCCACTTCTCCGGGTCAATCCATCGCTGGCTGGATTCCGTCCATACGCCGAGCGAGTACCGCAGCCACCCGTTGAGCTTTGATGCCTTGTTCTTCGCCTCTTGAGCGTCGGCGGCGAACGACTCCTCCGTCATCGTGATCCCCATGCCAGGGTTCACGCGACGCCAGACCGCCGGGTCGAAGTAGTCCTCGGTGCCGTCCGTTTTCGCACCGAAAATCCTGCCGTAGAACCGAGGGTCGTAGCTCGGGTCCGCGATGACCTGCTCGGCGTACTCGTGCTGCTCCCAGCAGATTGTGTCGCGTGAACTGCCCGCCGTGGTGATCGTGCAAAGCAGCGGCTCTCGGCGAGATCGGCCCGAGTACCTGAGCGCCTCAAAAAGACGCCGGTCGGGCCAGGCGTGGAGTTCGTCGCAGAAGACGAACGAGTAGGACGGTCCCTCTGCGGCACCGGCATCTCGCGAGATGACCCGCATCGCCGAGCCGGTCGCGTGCGAGACGATGGTCTTCCGTGAGTCCACGACCTCAAGCGCGTCCCGCAGGTCAGGCGATCGCTTTACGATCTGGGCTGTCTCGTCAAATATGATCGCCGCTTGATTGCGATCCTTGGCAGCGATGCACCCGAGTTCGCCTTCACCCTCCATGAGCAGATGCCATATCGAGAGGCACGAGAGCAGGGTGCTCTTGGCATTTTTCTTCGGAACCTCGAGATAGGCGAGCCTGTACCGACGCAGCCCGTCGGTCGTCTTCCACCCGTATAGCGGCTCGATCACATCACGCTTGTGCCACTCAAGCAGTCGCATCTCGTCGCCCGCTTTGGCGGTCGGCGAGTCCTTGGTGTGAACGCAGACGCCTTCGAGGAAGCCGATGACCATATCGGCGTCCTCTTGTCGAAAGACGTATCCCGGGACGTGCTCAGCCCGTCGTCTTGCGGGAAGCCTTGAGGGCACGGAACTTTTCGAGCGTGCTCTGCGGCTTGGCATCCGGCTCCACCTTGAGCGACACGCGAGCCGCCGGGCTCAGCCCGAAGTCCGACTCGAGTTGCCGCAGTTGCTGCGAGAGCTTGTGGGCGATCGAGACCTCGGGGCGCTGGGCGATGTACTTCACCTCGCCGCCGTCGTTGAGGATGGGGTACGTATCGCCTTCGGCCTTGAGTTTCGCACGCACCGCCAGCCACCACTCGTACGTGTCGCAGTAGCGGGCGAGAGCCTCGACATCCGCCCGCGTCATCACTCGGGTCGCCTGAAGCATTGGCATGAGCTCGCCCCACCGCCGGGCGGCAACCTCGCCAAGGTGCGGCGGCATCACCACGCCGTCGGTCGGCGGTTGCGGCTCGTCGGCGTTCAGCGCCTGCTTGCCCGGATTGCCGCGAAGGATTTTGAACTTTGTTGGCTGCGGCCTAGGTCCGCGTCTGCCCATGTTTGATGCTCACAGATTGTGCTGCTGATGAACCTAGCAGCGGTGGGCTGTGCGGGGTTTTCGGCAAGGCAAAACGGCGGCAGCACCTACCCGGCAACGCTTACCTCCGCCCGCCCCTCCCTATT